GTTTCGCTCTCGGGCGTGACGAGCGCGGCGGCGAGCGCCTTGTCCGCCGCATCGCCCCGTTTCGCCGCGTCATGCAACGCATTGAAATCGACGCACGCAGGCGGGAGCTGCGGCGCTTCGGATAGGTCCGAATTCCGTGCCATCGGTAGGTTCTCCTGGATTGTGGCGGTTTAGAAGGTGGCGCCGGCCATGCCGACGATGGTGAAGAAGTCGCCGCGCGGCTGAAACCAGATCACGTCGAACGAAACGATCGTGCAGCCGACGTCCGCGCCGCGCTCGGCATCGGCCGTGGCGTTGGTTTCCTCGAGGCTCTGGACCATTCCGCCCAGCGTGCGGTCCTCGTGAAGCTTGCGAATGAAGTTCGCCACGCAAAGGCTGTTGGCTGCGTCGATCGTGTTCTCGGTCGATTTGTCGCTCTGAAAATCGATCTGGAGCCGGCCGTTGCAATAGGTCTGGCCCTGTTCGAGCCCGGCGCCATAACGGTAATCGACGTCGACGATGCGGACCACCTGGCCGGGCAGCTCGCCATCCTGCAGCGGATCGTCGATTTGCCGGTCTATGAAGACGTTGGGGCCGTTCGCGGCGATCGCGAGATCCTTGAGCTTGGCCTTGAGCTTGTCGAGCGCGGTAGGGTCGGTCACGACTGGACTTCCTTGATGCCGAATTCCCATCGCAGGCCGCTGCGGTCCTGGCGCACGTCACGCGGCGAGAAGCTGCCGACGAAACGCGGCAATGAGATCAGCCAATGGACGTCAGGCTTTCCAGGCACGAGCGCCTTATCGAGATCGATCTGGACCGCCTGCGTCACTGCGGCCGACGTCCCGAACGACTGCGCGACCTCGCCGTAATCGACGTTGGCCTTGAGCGTGATGGGGTCGCCATTCGGCGGCGTGACCGTGATGGTATCGCCCAGCCACTGGTCTGCCTTTTGGAACAGACCAGCGGTCCGGGACTCGAGGTCGATCGTCATCAGTCGATCGGTGCGCCGTCACCGGTGGCGTTCTTCGCCAGCGCGGCTTCGAGCTCGGCGACCCGCGCCTCGACCACCGTCTTCTTGCCTTGGACGATTTCGGGTGTGTCGAGGCCGGGACCGGTGATTTCCCACCGGCCGGGACGCGTCATCTTGAAGCTGAAGCGCGCGGGCGTGGCGGCCGCCTCAGGGACGTCGAACCCATCGGGTGCTTCGATTTTGCCCTCGGCCACCAGGCCGGCGACCGCTTCCTCGGGCACCTTGACGGTCTTCGCGTCGTCGGCGGCCGGATTGCCGTGGACCATCCCGTGTTTGGGGATGAACTGAGTGAAGGTCGCCAGGACCGTGCAGACTACAAGTGCCATCGGATCTCTCCGCAAATGGCCGGGCGGCGTTGCGGCCGCCCGGCAGGGGTGAAGGGATCAGGACCCGGTGCGGCCCGACAGCAGCGCTTCCGGCCGCGTGCAGATGGGCAGACGGTGCGTCTCCATCTCGATCGTGGCTTCTTCCTCTCGCTTGTCGACGAGGATCCGATTGTACCAGGGCATCCCCAGCGTGTTCACGAACGTGAACGTCGGCGCCGGCGCCAGCGCTTCCTGGAAGAGCCCGCGCACGCCGATCGGCAGGAAGCGGGCCTTCGCGGCGTTGATCGCGACCTTGGTGTTGTCGTCGGTGCCGCGATAGTGAATCCAGGTCACGCCCCAGGCGTCAACGGCGTCGAACACCGTGCTCTCGAGCAGCTTGCTGGCGTTATTGGTGTTCTTGTAGGCGTCGCGATATTCGCTGTTCTCCTGCATGTCGAAATAGAAGTCGTCGCCACACAGGGCCGCGATGCGCAGGCCGGGAGGCGCAAAGCCGCCCAGGGCACGGACGATCGGCATCGTCACGTTCTGCGCGACGAACTTGCGCACCTTCGTCTTGTTCGCCCAATCGAACGCGATCTCGGTTGGCGCCGTGAAGCCGAACGTGTCGTAATAATTGTAGATCACGGTGTCGTCGGCATCGAGCAGCGTGCCGCCGACGCAGCTCAAGCGCTGGCGCTCGATCGTTGCCGAAAGGTCGCCGATGAGGCCCTGCTGGTGCTCGGCGACCTCGGTCTGAAGTTGCTTGAGTTCGGTTTCCGAGCCGAACTGGCGGATGCCCTGCAGCTCCTCGGCGGTGATGTTGCTCGACTCCTCGAGGCGGCGGACGCGCAAGTCGACGATGTCGCCCTTGTTCTTGCCGCGATGGGTGCGCGGCGCGCCCGGCTCGCTGGTCTGGATGATGTTGAGCTGCTCGCCCTTCACCTCGACCGCAACCTTGCGGGTGCGGACGGGTTTGGGGGTGAACAGGCCCAGCGAACCGATCAGGCCCGGAATGGTCGGGCGACGGCGAATGGAGTCGGTCAGGGAAAGCGCCGAGAAGGCGTCGCCCTTGAAAACGTCCATGGTCAACATGTTCTGGTTGTCCTTTGCGAAAAGCCGGTACGAAAAAGGGCGCCGAAGCTGCTGCCTCGGCGCCCTTCTCGAGCGGCGGATGATCTGGTTAGCGGAGGATGATACCGCGACGCTTGAGGTCCGAAGCCCCCTTCGCGCGCTGATTGGCGGTGAGGCCCGTCTTCCAATTGACGAGCTGGGCATTGTGCTCGCAGTCACGCTTCCACGCGACGCCCGGCGTGTCCGCCGCGGTCGCGTCGACCGCACTGTAGAGGATGCCCGTCGCGATCTGCGAACCGTCGGTCGCCGCAGGATCGAATTGGGCCGTTTTTTCGATGATCGCGGTCACGGAAATGTCGAAACCGTCGCCGACGACGAAATCGGTCGCGCCGTCGGCAAGCGCGCCCTTGATCTGTTCGGCGACCGTTCCGGCGCCCGCCGCCATGACGGTATCGCCCAGGACGACGCCGTCCGGGTCCTCGAGGCGGAACGTGCCGCCGTTCGCCGCCGCCGCGACGCAGCGCAGCGTATAGGTGCCGAGCTTGGCACCCAACAGCAGGGGCGTGGTGGCATCGAGCGTAAAGGTGCCGTTGCCGGTGTTGCCACCGGCCTTGGCGGCCGACGCGGCGGTGCCGGAGACGACGGTGGCGATGACCGCACAGGCAACGAGCACCTGGCCCATCTTGACGGTGATCTTTTCGCGCGAGCGGTCGCCTTCCGCCTCGCTGATCAGGGACTCGGCCGCGTGCGGGCCTTCATGCAACATGGTCATGTTGATTCTTCCTCAAAAATCGTTGGAGGTGCGTCGCCGGGGCCTAGGCCTTCTGGCGCTCGTCGATTTCGGCGTGGATCTTTTCCCAGCCATAATTGTCCGCCTTGGCCTTGGCCGCCGCGTCCTTGTCGCCCTCGTCCTCGTTGCCGAGGTTGGGGTTATTGCCCCGGAGCTGTTCGCGCATGAGCTGGCGATCGTCGTCGTCGTCGTTCTTGCCGGCATCGCTTTCGCCGGCCTTCGACGCGACGGGCGCGTCTGCCAGCGCACCGACGATCGCCTCGGCCGACATGTCGCTCTTGAGCAGGTTGGCGGCGAGCTTTTCGCGGCCGACGTAGTGCTCAGACGCCACAACGGTGCTGACGCGTTCGTTGGCCTTGCGCGTGGCTTCGCTCATCGCCGCGGCCTGGCCGGCCTTGTAGTTTTCCGAATTGGTGTCGATGTCGTCCATCTCTTCGTCCTTCTTCTTTTTCTGCCCGCCGACCTCGTCGTCGGGCTCGTTTTCGTCTTCCACGTCACTGGGCGGCTCGGCGGGATCGCCGGCCATGAGGCGAGGAGCCGCGCCGCTGGTGAGGCGGCCGAGGTCCCCGAACCGGGAGGTTTTCATGATCGTCTCCGTGATGTCGGTCAGTTGGACCGCTGGACTTCTTCGAGCAGGAGGCCCCAAGCGTCCTGCTCGCTCATCAACCCGTCCATCAGGCCGCGGTCGACGGCTTCGGCGCCGCCGTACCAATCGCCTTCCGTTGCGAGCACCTTCTCGACCGGGATCTGGCGACCCATCGACACCAGAGCGGCGAAGCGCTGGCGCGTGTCGTCGACCCACGCCTGCAGCTTCGCAACCATCGGGTCGTCGAGTTCCTCATAGGGATTGCTGCGAGCCTTGCGGTCGCCGGCGCGGATCATCGTGACCTTGATGCCGGCCTTATCCAACGCCTTGGTGAAATCGACGTGCAGCACATACGAGCCGATCGATCCGGCGACTGCGTCCGCCGGGCCGTAAACGCGATCGCAGACGCAGGTCAGCGCATAAGCCGCGCTGCACGACTGCTCATTGACATAGGCCCAGGTCGGCTTCTTGCCGCCCTCACTTGCCGTCCCCTTCGCGATTTCCGCCGCCAGGGCGAAGCAGCCGGCAACCTCGCCGCCGGGAGAGTCGACGTCGAACCAGATTGCCTTGATGCTGTCGTCCGCCCGTGCGGCGCGCACTTTCTTCGCGATGCCGTCATAGCCTGTCATCCCCGACATCGGATCGAGCCAGCCGAACTTATGCACGAGCGTCCCGTCGATCGGGATCACCGCCACCTGACCATCGGTATGAAACGGCTTCCAATCGTCGTAGCTACGCCGAGCGTCACCGGCGAGCGCGACCATGCTCGACGCCTCGAGCGTCGTGCCGTCAAGCCGATCGAGGCTAGCGATGCCGAGCCGCTGTTGCAGCGCCGCGCAGATGACCTCCGCTTTCCGCTCTTCGATCATCAGCGGCACGTTGAACACACGCTGAGCCAGGTGCTCGAACGACCGTTTCACATTGGGGCGGCTGTTCATGCATCGGCTCCTGCTGGCTGGCGCTTGGTGGACGCCTCGGCCACGTCGGCCGCGTCGGGGTTTTCGTTCGGGTCGGGTTTGGCTTGCGCCGGCGGTACCGGCCGATCCAGACCGAGCCGATCGAGCAGCTTGTGGACGCGCGCCTTGCCGCGCAGCACTTCCTTGTAATCGAGGCCTTGCTTGGCCGCCTCGAGAATGAGGTTCGAGCGGCCCGCGGCGTCGTCGAGGTCCGCGGCGTTCGCTTCCTTCAACGGGTCGACGCTGCCGCGGCCTGGCCCCATCCAGTCCGACATGCACAAAGCATCGCGCCATTTGTAGAAATTGAGCGGTCCGCCCGGGACTTTCGTATTCCCCAGCGCGACGTCTTCCTCGAGCCACGCCATGTAGATTGGCGAGCAGAACGCCTGGGTGAAGAGCCACCGGTCGTCGAGCAGCCCGCGCCAGATCTCGTTGAGCAGCGTGCGCGCGCTCGAATAGTTGATGTCCGCCCAATTCTGCGAAAGCTGCGGGTAGGAAAGGCCGAACTGGGCGGCGATCGACCGCAGGCCAGCCGCCTGGAAGTCGGGATAATTACGCGACGGCCGCTCGGCCTTGAGCCAATTGAACTTCTCGCCCGGCAGGCCGTGAATGACCTGGGTGCCGTTGACGCGCACCCGGTTGTCTTTCCGGTACGCAAGCTGTCCTTCAAGCGACCAGCCGTCCTCGCCGGACTCCGACCCCGGCGCGAAGGCCTGTTGGACCTCCGACGTCGGATAAGGGCTCTCGACGACGAACGAATTGATCGCGTTGAGCAGCGCCGCCTCGAGCTCGGCGTTGTCGTACCGATCGAGCATTTTGCTGCGCTTCATCGACGCGACGATGCGCGAGATGCCGCGGCGCTGTTCCGCCCGGTCCGGACGATAGGCGTGGATGAACTTCGGACGCCCCATCGCGCTTTCGCGTTCAATCCGCTCCCAGCGGAAGTCGTCTTCGATTCCCAGCAAGTCGGCGGGGTGCTTGACCCGGACGTGATAGGCGACCGGCGCGCCATTGCCGTCGATCTCGACTCCCTGGACGACCTTGTTACCGTTGGGCAGCACGGTGTTGTCGGCAACGCTGTCGGGATTCGACAGGCGGTCCGGGTCGATCAGCTTGACCGCGGTCTGGTATGTGCCGCCGCGGTCGAGCTGGTAGATGACCGCGCAGGCCTCGCCGTCAGTGAACCAATGACGATAGGCGGTGTTGACCTGGCCGCCGAACAGCGACTTGCGCTCGACATCGTAAAGCTTGCGCGCCCCATAGGCCCAGACATGGAAGCGCGATTCGACCCCACTTGCCCAGTCGTCCGCCCAATCGGCAGTGCGGCCCAATGCCTCATAGGCCGGCCGGGCTTCCAGCCGGATACGCGACCCGACCACGGCTTCCGTGCGCCGATCGATCCCGCCCGAGATGATCGGGTTGTTGCGGGAGAGGTCACGCGATCGCGCGGTAACGCGGTCGCGCGCCGGACCGATCTCATAGTCCGGGTGATTGATGGTGGGATTCCAATCCTCCATCTCGCGCGTGTCGGTGCGCCCGGCATCATATGCCCGGCCACCCCATCCGAAAAAGGCGCGGCGAGCCGGCGCGCCAGCCAGCGCGCTGCGCATGCGGGAAACGATGCTCATGTCAGCCGCCGAACCGGAAACCGAAAGAATGGCGCGCGGGGCGCCCGCAGGCCGTAGCCTCGGCCTTGGCAATATCCTGCTCGTAGATCCCGATGAGGGTCGTCAACGATTCGATGGTGACGTCACCAGTGGTCAGACGACGACCGTCGCGCCAGATCTCGTTGACGCGATTGCCGGCCGCGAGGTCGATGCGCGCCTGGCGCACCGCCTCGAGGTCTGCCCGCAATTGGTCAACATCAGCCATCCGAATCTCCGCTGTCATTCAATTCCTGGTGGCGGGCGAAAAAGTTCTTCTTCGCCTCGCCGTCGGTTGCCGTCGCCGGCGGAAAGCTCGCCTCCGCCGTCTCGTCGGCGAGCGATACCGGGCGAGCCCAGATCGGCCGCCGCGTGTCCCAATCGATATCGGCGCGGTTCGGCCGGAGCATCAGTCTGACCGCCTCAGCATAGGCGAACAGGTCGAGGCTTTCGTTCGGCCCTTGACGAACCCAGGCGCCGTTCTCGAGCGTCTCACCCGT